AACCGACGATACCGCGCACGAATACCGATTTACACGCGAAATCACCGACTCTCAAAAGAGCAATTCGAAGCAATGGTCATTCAACAAGGCGGCGCGTGCGCCATCTGCAAAAAACCTACACAACTCGTAATAGACCACGATCACGCCTGTTGCAATCGGCCCAGCGGAAGAACGTGTGGAAAGTGCGTCCGCGGCCTACTGTGCAGAAGTTGCAATAGCAATCTTGGTTGGTTCGAGCAAAATACGCAAATGATTATCGCCTATCTGAAGAAGCCATGATTCGCCGCCGTCCCATCCCGCACTCCCATTCCTACCCGGAGCAATCCATGCGCTATACCGTCATCCTCGACGGTGCGGTCCGCGTGTACCCGGATGGACGGGAAGTGTGCACCGACACGCCCCAAGGCTGGCGGGAATACAAACGGCGAGTCGAGGTCATGGTCATGCGCCAGAACCATCGCTGCTGCCTCTGCAATCGCCGGCTGGCGCTCTCGCAAGCCACTTTTGAGCACCAGCGAAGGCGCGGGATGCACGCGGCGTTCAGAGATGACCGGATCACAAAAGACGGGCAGGATTGGAACGGGGCAGCGCACTGGGTATGCAATGTAGAAAAGGGCTAGCGCCACTCGCCAATTTTAGTTACAGCGTACCAGTTACCTTTCGTCTGCCTGACAGTGAAACGCCATCGAGAGGTTCGATTAGACACGCGCAAGATCGACCGAAACCGATTAGCGACGCGGTTGTCGCCTTCCAGCAAAAAACCGTGACCGGTCTTCAAAGCCGCCGCCATGTCGAGAGCAGCGCCCCACTTACTGTCCGGCTTCCGTGCGCCTTTTTTCACCTTAGTTTACCGAGATCACACTTCCGAGCACACAAAACCGGAAAGAAGAACACCCGGCACACCTGCGCCCTCTCAACTGCCGTTCACCGGGCTTCAGTCTTAAGCCCAAATCGTACGCCAGTCTCGCCAACCAAGCATCCAAAGAAAGTGCGTAGTGCTTCTGGTCTAGCCATTCAAATTCGCTCATTCAGGTAGAACCTTCTTTGCTTCGTCTTCAGTTTTGAATCGTCCACCGAATTTAACCACGCCGCCGCGCTCACGCATCTCGGGAAAATATTTATTGAGGCATTCTTTGCACACCAAGTGCCAGCCAGGCTGGCGGCCTTTCATGCGCGAGGAAGGCAGAGCCGCAATCCAGTGCTCACACAACTCGCACGCGGCGTCAGAACGCTCGATCGGCACGCGAACACAAAAGATGACCGAGTCGTTCTCGCCCCAAGTGCGGATGATTTCGGCGGGCGTCATCCGGCTATCCCCAAATCGCTCGACTCACACAGAAAGCAGGCGAGGTTATACTTCGCCACCAAAATCACCGCCGCCTTCCTAAGCAAAATAAAATCCTGCTGGTCTTCGACTAGCAGGAACGCCGCCGCGAAAGATTGCAGGAATTTCGGCTGCACCCCACGCGCATAGACCCACTTGTAGATGCGACGGAGTTCGTCGTCAGAGAGGTTCAGGACTTCGAGGTCGATGATCATAATCGTACCCTCGCCGCGATCTCGGCCTTCACCGCATCCGTCGGTTCATACCCGGGATACTTCTGCCGCATTTGCAGGATCATCGGACGAATGATCGCGTAGTTCTCAGGATCAGCTCGTAGCGCGGCACTCGCCAGCGACGACACGAAGCCACCGCCCAGCCGGTGAGCATTCGCCAGCCACTCTAAAAGCTCAGGATCGTCATTTTGTGCAATCAGCATTGGAATTGTCCCTCCTTGATTCAACGGCAAAAGCATTTCCACAACTTCATCGCTGAACTGAATCACTTCGCAAAGATCAGCACGCCAATGAATCTTCCGACCATCCGGCGTAACAACCGTAACGGTGGGTGCTTCGCAGTGCGAAACGCAACGCCCTACAAAGTGAACCTCACCTTGGCCTGTGCGGCCAATCAGCAATTTGCCCAGATAATCCATTACACTTGCGCTCCATCGAACAAACTTTCCTGCACTCCCACTTCAACCGCTCCAACTTTCTCCGGGTGCTTGCGCTTCCAGCTTTGGTACTGAAGCTGATGGAATGGGCAGAGGTGCTTATCTGGCCCAACTTCTTTCGCGTGTTTCTGGCAAATGGGTTTATCGCAAAGTTCATCCGCAGATTTTTTCCAATCGCAATGAAACTTCGCACCGTGTCCGCACAGGCAAAACTCGAAGCTGTAGCGGAGATCGAGAATGTAGCTCACGTGTGCGCCTCGTGACGCATATTCTCGGCGATGATCGCCACATCTCCCATGCTTCGCCCGTTTCCGTCCGGGGTGACCCAACCTCGTCCAACACGGAAATCGAGATTCCCTTCGTACACCAGGTCTTGCTGCACCTGCGTCATAGCAACGCCAGGACAGTCGGTCGGAAGCGAACCTTCAAATCCTTGGCAGACGGTGCAAGCGGCGAGGCCGCCGTCGCAAAACTGACAGAACTGGCGATGACATTTGCAGTCGTACCAAGTGTGAGTCGTCAAGAATTCCATCGCATTAACTCCCTTGAAAATCTGCCAAGGTGCGAGACCGCAATCCCGCACCCCGGCAGTTACAGCACCAGCTTCAAAATCCAGCGACCTTCTCCTTCGAGGCCAGGACTTTGAAGATTTTCATCGCGCTCTGTCCTTCTTTCTGGAAAGAGCTGTCATTGGTCTCATAGCGGATTTCGAGCATGTGACCAATGTGGCCGGAATGAATTTTCTTGTTGAGGTCAGCCGTGCCGAGAAAGGTCGATCGATCTCCCCGCTCGTCCACGATCAGATACTCGATCGCCTGTTTGTCTTTCACGGTTGTGGGCTCGATCGAAACCAGTACGCCGTTTAGCGTCTGACCCTGCTTTTCGAACTGGACCTGTTTCGGTGCTTTCACTTCGACCATCTCTGGCCGCTTGCTGCTGATGGGTGTTGCTGGTGCTGTTGCCATTTTGCTTCTCCTTTTTGTGCGGCTAATTGCCGCTATTTATGCGGCTTTAGGCCGCAAACTCGAAATCACGACGCCTTTTTCTCGCACCAATTCTCGCGATTGTGAGTTGCGAGGCATACGTGACAGTAATGCCCGCCACAACAAGCACACGAAAAGTGTGTACACGGTCCGCCGCCGCACGCTGCACAGTGAGCCAGCGAAAGATCTATTCCGCAGCGATGACAAACGTTGACCACGGTAACCTCCTCAAGCTGCGAATTTCAGTGCGACCGCTTTTTCGTAAGACCTCATCGCGCGCCGCGCTTCCACTGCCAACGCAATCGATTCGGGATTAGTTGAAACCCGGCGCGAGTGGTTATCTCGGACGAGATGCAAGCCGACATCGGCTTCCGTAGGGGCACGCACCACGCGGAAAGTTTGTTTTTCAAAATCGAAACTCAGCTGATTGTGGGTCACCCCGCCCAAATCGATCACACAAGTCGAACCACAATCCGGGCATTTTTCGCGGGCTTTTTCCTCGTCTTCATCTTCGAGTTTTAAACCGTGCAAGGTGCCATAACTCCGCACCAGGCGGCTCCCATGGACGGCTGACAAAAATTCGTCAATAGCTTCCGGCTCATCGAAGATCAACTCAAATTCCCCGGTGTCTTTGTCGCGCGCGGCCACTTTCAGCGTGTACTTCAGCAACTCGAAAACGGTTTCATGGTCTGCAGCTTGAATCCGGCTGGTCCGCCCGTTCCCCTCTGTCGCCTTAATCCACGCCTTGTTCAACTCCTCAAACGGAAAATATTCCCCCTCCATCAGCACGTTCAAATGGGGATGCCAAGTCTTTCGCTTCGGGTTATAGGTGACCTCTAGCGCCACAATGCATCCCTTCACCTTCGCCTTCCAGCACACCGAACGACGAAGACTTGTCCAGGCTCTCCATAGCGAGCGCACACCCGCTTGCAAATTTTCCGAATTGCGCTCCGCCAACACGGCATAACGCAAACCAGTTTTCCCAAAAAGAAGCTTCTGCGTCCGCGCCGCCACAATTCGCGAACGACGAGATGCACAGTGCGGGCAAATTCGCAGCGAGCAAGGCTTGTTTTTCTCGTCAACCACAGCCCAGTCGTGATTCTGGTCGCAACGCTTCTTTCGAAAGCGTTTGTGGCAGTTGTAAACCTTCACCGCCAAATGCTTGTGGTACTCCGTGTTTTCAAGAGCTTCCACTAATTTCCCCTGCAAGACGTAACGATCTAGAAGTGAAACCGCCTTATTCAAAAATGGTTGAGCGGAGGACGACGATGCCGAGTTGAAATCTGTCGATTTATGCACTGGTATCAAGTAAAGACCTCAAAATCAAAAGCAACCCCAAAACCCCGAGTACAATCGACAAGACACACCTCAAGCGAGGCACGTGCGAACCCGCAAAGACCCGCCGTGCTTCGCTTAAAACCGCAGAGTGCGGGGCGCTAAAAAGCCCCGCACTCTGCTATCGTCCGATCTCGACCGCCAGAGCCTTCAACTGCCGAACGTAAAGTCAAGACCACCCCCCCGCCCCTGAGGGGAGCGCACCGCTATCGCCTGCCTGGGGATAAGCCGGTGTCCCTCCGTCTCGCCCGGAATCGTCCGTGATCCGGCGAATTTCGGGAGGGCGAGCGCCAAAAGCAAAACCAAGATCAAGATCAACCCCGAAGCTGCTGGGGTGAAAGACCCGCGCAATGTGCTGCGCGAGAGGAAACGGGATCTTCGCCAGCATCGCGGATGCGGCTTTGCGCTTCAGGGAGTTCGATCCACTGGCAGCCCCGCCGCCATCGAACCAATCAGGTCCGCTGCCGGATTTGCGGTAGTGCCCTGGCGATGCCAACTTGACTCCCGCGTACTCGATGCGCACGTGCTCAGCCGGATTGGTGAGGTGCCTGGTATGGGACGCGCCGTCGTCGAACTTTATTAACTGCGCACACTTGTAACCGCCATCGTTGGGCAGCGATTGAAACGCCTTCATTCGCCAGTGCGGAGAGATTTCTCCGGTGCGGCGAAAATCTTTCCAGTTCTGGCCGGCGATCTTGCGCGATTGAGCAATCGGCATCAGCGCGGGAACATCTCCCCACAAGTAGTACGAGCCGAAATGCCACTTGGCTTTGCCAACCCACTTCTGCGCGCCTCTGACGTTTTCAACGATCAGCGGAATGAATCGGCCGGCAGCTTCGCATGCTTCACGCTGAATCCGGAAGCAGGCTTCGAAAAGAGAATTGTCTGGCGGCGGTAAGGACCTGGCGCGCGACCAGGGCATCGCCCGATACGAATATTCCTGGCACGGTGGCGAAGCCACGATCACCGCCGCATCTTTGAACTGCGAACCGTGCAGGGTGAGCACGTCCTGCAAAACCAGCTGGCAACTCGCCGACCGACGATGTCCGAGCAGGGCGCACATGTCCACGATGTCGAATCCCACACACCTATAACCTTCGGTGGCAAAGCCTTCTCCCCAGCCGTGCAATCCGGCGTAAAGCTCGATGCAGAGCGGCATCGCCAGATAGCAAGCTTCCACGTCCGCCCAGAACAACTCGGAGAATCCGCAACTGCATTCGCTACTCGGCGAGGGGCAGCCGGCGAGATGCGCCCGGTTAAGACACAGACCGCAGAGGCGACGGGTGAGCGAGATGGGAGCGCCGCACATTCCACAGGTCATGCAGCCACCTCGTCACCGATGAACAACCAATCGGCGCAAACTACTTCACCCTTTCCGGGATACTCCACCAGCTCGCGACCGGAAAGCGTCGAGACGTTCTTTTCGAATCCGCTCGATAACTCGCTCACATTGGCGTGGCGCGCGAGTTCCGACCTGGTCAAAGAGTTCGGGTATTCACGATGCAGAACGCGCAGCAATGTTTCTTGCGGCCCGGATAACAAGCGACACACGCGATCGAGCAATGACTCGGTAGTCAGCGGCGTCGAGATCGGCGGCACGAGTGTGCGGCCAACGTCAGTGAGCGCAACGCAACCGGACGCGGGATAACGCAGCATTCCCTTCGCACTTAAAGTGCTCACGTTTTTTTCAAAGCCGGACGATAGCGGCGAAACGCCAGCGATGAAGGCCAGCCAGGAGCGCGAGATTTCTTTGCGTCCAATGGCTTCCGCTTCGCCCAGGGCTTCGATCAACTTGAGTTGCGGGCGAGAGAGGTCACCGTTCGATTCGACGTGTGATTCAACTCGCCCTGGCTGGTGGCGTATATTCTGCGGCGCTGGAATCGGCTTTGTGAATCGCGGGGGCGCAGTAAGGAATCGCTGCTTTGCAACTGTGTCAATCGCCCTTTGAATGATGGCCTGGACTGAAGCAACATCATGGGCGAGGCCCGTAATCTCCGACAACTCTCTTTGCAGTGCAGCGAGAGATTGCTTGTCGTTGTCGGTGAACACCGACACTTCGACGATCTTTTCTTTCTCCTGAACAATCGGCGCCGATGTGACCGACGCCGGCTTCTTGGCCAGCTCCTGCCTCAGTCGGAAGACTTCTGCCTTCAGCTCTTTCGGGTCATTCGCCTTTGCCTCTGCGATCACGGTCGCAAGTTTCTGTTTGACCTGGTCTAGATCCACTTCCGCCCAGCCCGCCTGACTGACTTTCTTTTGAACTTGCGGCGGCGCGAAAGAATCGAAGGTCTGAAACATCGGGAACTGCACGCGCTCCGGACCGAATCCGTTTTCCGGTGACCACACCCAAGCCTCACCGCGTTTCAGTTGCGCGAGCGAGCCGAGAACTTCCTTCTCGAACTTGGGATCGCCTTTCGCGTTGATCCATTCTTCGGCGGCGTCGCGCGATCGCGGATGGGTGACTCGCATCGCGATCAGGGTTTCGCAATTGTCCAGCGTGTCGTTGTGGACCTTCTGCGGGCGCTGCGAAGCAATGAAGAACGTCAGGCCCAGCCCGCGGCCTTCGCTCATGATGCGATTGGTCCAGTGCAAGCACTTCCCTGCTTGCGGGTCCATGATCTTGCCCTTGGGCGCGAAGTTGTGAACCTCGTCGATGATGACGTACAGTTCGCCTTCGTTGGCGTTGAAAAGAGTCGGCGCGAAATCAAGCCAGAAGCGCGTGAGCTGCCCAGGCATCCAGCCGCGAAATCCGAGGACGCACGGACGATTCCCGGTGGCAATCAATTCGGCAACGTGCTTGCCTGATTGCTCATTGATCGGAACATCAGTCGCGCGTTCCTCTTTGAAATTGCCAAAGGTGATGACCGGATAACCGGCGCTCTTGCCGTCGGCAGAAGATTTCAAGCCCCACCAGTCGCCTTTCGGATCGATGATGGCGACCCGCCGATTCTTGTCGAGTAGGTGCTCGGCAATGACGCGCATGGCGGAAGATTTTCCGGCGCCGGTCTTGCCCAGCGTGGCGATGTGCTGATGCAGCACGCGCTCTGGAAACGGAAGTTTTGTCATCTACTTTTCCGCCTCTTCTGCCAACTCGCGCAGCCAGTGAGTAAAGTCGGACTGGTCGAGCACTCGGCGACCGTCGAGCGTTCTCGATTCCGGCAAACGCCCAGCGAGAACGCGAAACACGCGGGCCAACTCCACTGGTCTGCGAAAATTGGCCGGCAAGTTCGCAGGTTTGCAGATTTCGGCAATGAGTTCGAAAGGTTTCATCGCTCACCCGCCGCCAATTGTTCGACACATGAACTGGATACGACTGCGTAGGTTCCGCCAAGCTCTTGCCCTCGATCCAACAGCACCGTGATTCGCGGCGCAAAAGAGAACACCTCGGCAATGATGCCGGTCTTACCTGCATGCGGATGTGGCGTACCGTCTGGCTTGGTTGCTGTGATCCGAACGTGATCGCCTTTGTTCATCGCTCACCCGCCGCGTTCGATTTGTGATCCACGATCGACAAGTCCGGTCGATCCTTCCCTTTTCGGCACTGGCACCTGGTCACGCGATTCTTGGCCACGTAGCGCCAGCCCGATCCGCCGCACAGAGTGCAGCGCGAGTTCACTGCGGGTAGAGGTGGGAAGCGCAGACTCATGCAAGGCTCCTGCTCTTTTCGATCACAGCTTCAATCTCACATTTCGGGCAGTTGCAATCCTTCTGGTAACGATGATTCAACCCGAGAATGTGCCGAATGGGATCGGAATCCATAATTCTTTCCAGTGCTTTGAGCAGCTCCGGTGCGACTGCGATCAGGCAGCCATTGGCAAAAGCTTCAGTCCAGCGATCGGTTCCGAAAAGTCGCGCACGTCCAGAAATAAATGCGATAGTGTCACCCTTGCTGTCCTCGATCCGACCAACTTCCGCGATAAAATTCCAAGGTTCGGGCGTGTGTTGTGCTTGGCTCACAGCTTCACCGCCTTTCGCAGGTACTCAATCGCCGCGCCGGGATTGTAGTAATCCGTGCGGTTGCCGAATTTCGAAGTGTGGTGCCACTCGCCATCGTGCGAGAGAATTAAAGCCGTGCGGGCATCGGCAACGGAAACATTGCGGCCTTCTGCCTTCAAGAGTGTCCGCACGATTTTGATGGCTTCTGACATCGGCCTGCGTCCGCGCGCCCGCGCATTCTGGCAGTTCACCGACCAACTGGATTGGCCGTCGTCGTAGCGGCCCTTGCCTTCACGAAAGGCGCGCTTCATGGCGTTGCGCGATGGGTATTGAGACTGGGTGCTCATGCCGCGACCTCCGCAAGATCGAATAAAGCCAACGGCAACTCGCCGCGTCCCGATCCGTCGCGGTTGTCCGCTGATATGACCTGAACGTTGTACTGAAGCCTGCCGCATTTTCCGCAGCGATAGGAAAATCCGCGCCGAATGGTTTCGGGATAAACGCGGTACGTAGTCCCCAGCGGAATTTCATCCATCAACACAGGCTCGCCGCACGGACAAATCGAGAGACGAGTCAGCTTGACGGTCAGTCCCTTCATGCTTCGCCTCGGGCTTTGCGAATCACTGCCTCATACTTGTCGGCCTCTTTGTGGAGAGCGGCGATGGTCGTTTCAAGGTTGTTGAGGATTACAGCTGTTGCGCACGTGGCCAGATAAGCCGCCATCCCGTTCAAATAATTGTGCGCGTCTTGGAGTGCTCTAACTATTTCCGGCGTGGCATCCATCAACTTCTCGTCCAGCCGAATCATGAACAAATCACACGTCCAAGATGTTTTTTCGGGATTCGCGTTGCGATAATCAGCTTGCAGTTCGGTCGCTTTCTGGCGAGCTGCCTCAAGCGTCAGTCCGCGAACCACGATTTCATCGTGCGATCCGCTCTGATCCCGGCGATTACGGATCACGTCGTAGATCATGCGGGCACCATGCACAGCACCAGCAGAATCACGACCAGGAACACCCCGGCCACGAAGTCTTTGGCGACCACAGAAGTTAAAGCCGCATAAATGGCGGGAAGGAAAGTGCTGGACGAAATTTCCGGGTTGGGGTACGCTGCAACTGTTGAGGCCATTCGCAAGGCTCCTTGACGTGTTTTACGGCGGCGCGGACATCAGCACTCCGCGCCGTTTGCTTTTTCAACTGCCGGCTTCCGCCAGCGCTTCTTTCTGAACTTTCTCAACCTGTTTAGTGTTCAAGGTGATTGTCGTCGGGGAGTCGCTCGGGAACATCGGCTCAAGCGTCGAGGCGCTCAGATTGCAATACTCTTCCCCGGTTTGAATCGAGGTGACTTTGGCGCGGATCGTGATCTCGTCACCGACCGCGAGCGCCGCTACGCCATTCTTGTCGTGCGGCATTTATCCTCCTTCAGGCTGGACGCTGAACACACTTCGACCTACACCAGAAAAACAGTTGCTCTGGGGAGGACCGCGTTCAGATTGTCGGGATGTAAAACGCACAATCCTCACCGTTTAGGTAAGGACTCAAGGAGGTTGGTGAGCGCGGTAGGAATCGAACCTACAACCTACTGATTAAGAGTGAGTCGAATCGGTTCGACCATCAGTTGCTCTGGCCTCAAAGAGTCCATCACCACAAATTAAGCTGCTATTGCCTGCCGCTCGCGTTGCCGCCTCCGGTAAGCATGTTGATTCACCAGGTTTGAGCAACGCTGAGAGCAGAAACGCTGAGTCCGCACGCGCGGCGAATACTTACTTTTGCAGTTTGCATTCGCGCAGGTGCGTGGCGCTAAATCGCGTCTCGAACTCATGCGGCCAACTGTAAGGACTTAACAAGTGCGAGTCAATAGAAAAAATCAGGGATGTTCCACAGCGCACAGATGGATTTCCTGTTTTGGGCAGCAACGGCGCACCTCTGCGCCGGTATGTTAACTCCGCTGATTCCGGCCACTCACGCGCCTTTTAGGAGCTTCGCCAGAAGAGTCGAGAGCTGCGAAACCAGCTCATCGCGGTTTGTGGAAATCGAGGGCTTTTTCTTGGGAGAATTTTTGCGCTGCTTGGCTGGTTTTTTCGGTGAAAGTGCATTCACCGCTTTGCGCCGGGCTTCGACGCGAATGTAGGAGTACAGCTTTTTGGTGCGCGAACCGGGCGTGTGGCCGAGAATTTCTTCGATCGTCTCATCACTGATTTCAGGATTTTCCAGCATGTCTGTCGCTACGGTGCGGCGAAGATCGTACATCTGTAAATCCCCGAGCAGAGCGGCTTTCGTGAGTTTTTTCCAAGCTGTCTTGAATGTCGTCTGGTGCTTGGCGGGATCGAAACATGAAAGATGAATATTGCGAAAGGGGAAAATGTGGTGCTGCGGTTCGGTCGAGCCAAGTCTCTTCGCTCTCTGAACAGCCGCCTTGATTCCCTTCATGGCCTCCGAGTTGAGCGGGATGGGCCGAATACGGGTAACGTTCTTCGCGCCGTGCGGAGGAATGTGAATTTCCTCACGCTGCCAGTCCACGTCTTTGAATCGCAGGCTGGCGACTTCTTTCGGACCGGCGCCGGTATTGACCGAGATCATGGCGAACAAATATGCGGCTTCCCAATTTGGATTCGAACCCGCAACCCGCAGCAATCGTTCGCGCTCTTCGTCACTGAGCACGCGCCCAACTTTTTCCTTGGGCAATGGCAGCGGCTGATAATCTTCGATCGGCATCCCCATCCGCTTTTTTCTGATCTGGCAGATCAATCCGCATTCGTGATTGATGGCGAACGGCCCGCACTTCAACTGGCGCATGCGCTGATACTTTCTGAGCAGATCGCCATCAATCTCCTGCAAACGCAGCTCCCCGAAAAATGCGGAAAGAGTGTTGATGTTCAGTTGGTATTCGTGATGAGTCTTGGCCGAGATATAAGGGCGGCGGGATTCTAACCAGGCTTCACATGCGGACTTGAAGGGCAACTGCGTGAGCGCAGCTGTAGGCATAAGCTCCATTGCGGGCTCTCCGGATATTTCAATGAATTGCCTCCTGCGGGGAAGCCAGGGCAACCCATCAAAACATCGCGACCCGATAGGTGTGACACAACTCATGCGTCGGTCGGTAAACCGACAGAGTTGCGGATGATGCACCGTGAGCAGTGCAGTGTCAAGAGGCAAGGGAATTTGGTAGTGGGTCAGTTTGAATTTTTCTTGTAAGAGCGTTTAGGCATGGGTACTGTCCTGACTTCTCCTGAATTCCTGATCGTGGCGGGTATAGCGGGCCTTATGCTTGCAGTGCGGGCATATCTGAGTAGGATGTTGGAGCGGGGGCTTCGGCGGCTCTACCTTTTCGTCATGTACGTTGCTGACGATTTCGCGAGGGTGTTGCTCATCGACTTGGCGAACCGTGAATTCCGTTTGGCAGCTTTTGCAGGGAAGTACCCAACGATACGGCATGCCTAATGATGACATGTTCCCAGCGCGGCGAAAAGTACCCACGATTCAAACTGACCCACTACCGGGAATTTACTTCAGCGGCAGGCGATAGCGGGGCTTGGTGGGAATGTGCTTAAATCCGATGACGTCGGACAGCCTTTTGTCGTCACCATCCTTATCGGGGAAAACGCTGGTGACGTGGGTTTCGCGCTCTTTGGTGAGCGCCTCCTGCACCGAATCGGCGACGACTTTCTTTTGAACGATATAGGTCGGCATTCTCTTAGCTTACTTCTTCGACTTCTTCCAGCTCGTAACGTCGCGCCGAAAGCCCGACGCCGATCGAGTTCTTCTTCTCGAATTTGTCTTTCACGCGAAACTTTTTTCCGCGCAGAGATGGACGGATGGTTTTCTCTTCCGGCAATGCAATGATCTGACCAGGCTTCGCGATTTTCATCAGCGCATCGAGCGCGGCATCAGCTTCTTTGTACTTGGCTTTCCCTTCGGCGAGGGCCGAGACGTGCAGGGCGGTCATGCGTTCGAGGAGAAATTCGGGATTTTCTTTTTGGGCTTTAGGCACAGCGGAACCTCGCAGCAAGTTCGGTGCGGCTCCACACGCCACACTTGTCGAAGACGGCTCGTAAATAATTTTTCACGACTTGCACCGAGAGATCGAGCCGCGAAGCAATGTCAGGATTAGTCAGACCAGAAATGACAAGCTCGGCAATCTGGCGCTCGCGTGGAGTGAGCGTCGGCAAAAACAATTTCTCTTGTTTAGCCGAAAGAGCGTCGATCAAACGGACACGCTTTCTGCCGTCAGAAATACCAGCCTTGCGATAGATAACCCTGAGTCGGTTTCTTATGCCCTGCTCTTGAAGGCCCATACGGGACGCGATCTCGCGGGTATCGTGACCCTCAAGCAGGAGATCCACAATTCGTTGCTCCCCCGGCGTGGTTTGCAGTTCGAGGCTCATCGGTTTTTTACCAGATCTGCCCGCTCCAGCAAGCCCTCGATCCGGGCACAAAAAGCATCAATGGCCTGAGGAGCGGAAGAGCGAGTCAGGATTTCAGCAACCCGGCGCACATAGGCATCGATTTCAGCATCGCTAAGAGAAGCGACGGTCGGAGCATCGACGGAAGGAATGAGTACGGTCATGGGCCGAGATCGTCATTTTGGCGGTCTCTTTCATTTAGAGCCGAGAGCCGGCGATTCGTCCACGAAAACCAGCAAAAACGGCAAACCGAAGTAACTGAAACCGGCACTGTACAAATGTGCAGTATTTACTGGTTTGGTGCCGACTTCCGAGGAATTGCGGCGCGGAACGGCGGTTCGGTGAGACGCTACAGGGCGTGCTAGCACCGTGCTAGCAGCTTTTGGAGGTTTTCATGGCCAACCGCGAACGTACCACCTGCCGACGCTGCGGATCGATTGTCGAGCTGTCGGATAAGGGGATTTCGGTTTTCATGTTCTGTCAGACCATCGGCGTGAAACCGCGCCGGAAGTCCGCCGCCCCAACCGTCTATATCTGCCCCTCGTGCGTGATGATCATGGGCATCAAGCCCAGCCCGGCAGAGTGGGACTTCTTCAACTACGCGGCCTATCACATGGTGCGAAATCTGGTGGGCATGCACCGGCTAGAAACCCAAGCCGCTTTCGGTCGCATGTTTGAGATGGTGATCGAGCGCGAAGGCCGACTCTCGGAAGCGGAGATCGCTCACGAACTTCCCGAGCCCGAAATTATTCCTCCGCCGAGAGCGCTCAAATCTGCCAGCTAGGTTGTACTTCTGCGCACAATTTACTGTGCGTCGGCGGATAGACAAGCACGCGGTCGTTTGTTACTCAGGGAAAATGAGCGATCTGGAACTCACCTGCATGTGCGTCGATGCCCTAGTCGATGCCCTGGTCGCGAGAGTTGACGAGGTAATCCAGGCGAAAGGTATCGCACCTACCGATTCGGCGATGCCAGCTCGAGGGCAGCCATCAGCGCACGCCGTTCGAGCACCGGCATGGTCTTCAGCCGATTGGCCCAGCGCAACTTTTTCCGCTTGATCCGCTCGCGTTCCCGGAAATTATTTCCCAGATAACGATAATCGTGCAGCGCAACCGGCTCGGGAAAGTTGAACCACAGCCACTCGGTGGCCACGCGTCCGGACCTGGTGACCGCCTGAAACGTGGTCGAATTCCAGCCGGTTAATTTCTCGGCATAGAGCTTGGTCCAATATCCGGAGATCATCACTCGACAGGGAAGTGAACGGATGATGCGGAGCAACTCGACGTGTTGCGCGTCGGACATCTCGAATTGGTAGAGATCGCAGCGGGTGCGAGTGGAGTGAACGTAAGGCGGGTCGCAGTACACCAGCTCGTCGCCGGTGAACTTGTAAGTGCGGAGAAACTGGAATGCGTCTTGGTTGAGAAAACAAAAGCGCGCGCGATCGCCGGTATCGCCGGATTTGGCGTGTGGCGCCGGTCCGGCTCGCCGTTTCTGGCGATGGGATCCAGTACCAACATTTTTGACGATAGGGACCGCATCGCCATAACTGACGATTCCGCCGGCGGCATCGCGCATTCTGGCGATAACGGCCGAGTCGAGATCGACGCCGATCGAGAGCGCTGCTGGCCGCTTCAATCGCAGGATCGCGCCGCCTCCCAAGAATGGTTCGATGTAAACCGGATGCGGCGGCATCAGGTTGATGATGGTCTGAAAAACGCCTGATCCGTTTTTCCCGCCTGGGTAGGTCATGACGGTCCACCATCGCACGATCCGGCGATGCTGTCAAGCACCTAGGCCTCCAACACCATTTCTGGCGATGCGCGATCGACATTGTGACGGGCTTGCCTCGTCCCCGTCGCGACGGCCCCTCAGGATGTACTAGCGTCGGCAGTTCCCCCGATTTCTGTCGGGTACCATCTCCGCTCGCTGGAGTGATCTGATTCACTCCCCTCTGAATGCCGCTCCCCGTCCTGTCGCGCCTGATTACTCCCCGAAGCTATTGAGGATGTCCGCCAGCGCCGAAGTCAGCTGCGTAGCAGCGCTTTGAAACTTGGCTTCGTCTTTCGGCTTTTTCCCGGTGAGTAAATCTGTCTGCTGAATCAGCTGAGCCACGAACGGCGTAGCAGCCGCTAGTTTCTGTGATCCGCTGAGCCCAGCTCCGGATGCGACGGCAGCTTGCTCGGTGGTCACGATCACCCCGAAGGCTTGCTGTAATTTATCGTTGACCGTCCCAACTACTTTCTGCGCCGATTGCGGGAGGGCCGGTTCGATCAATGGCATGAAACCGGAGACCACGCCTACGACTTTCAATATCTGCCCGAGCTTTCGAAGAAACGACATTTTGGAATTCTCCTGTTTGGATTTGTGGTGCGAGAAAGTTATGACTGCTTGGCTACTGCGACTGCGGGAATTTCCGCCGACACACTTGTTTCGCTGGCGATGGCCTGCGCCACTGCGACGGTCACAATGGCCTTGATCTTGTCGAGGTTGCCGGATCGGACAAGTCCACCGAAGGCGTGCTGCATCGCATACTGCGAAATCACGTGCCAGAGCCCGGTGGCGATGGCGATTGCCGAAAGTCCGCCGATGACAAGTTCATGCGTATCGCCGGAATACTTCCAGGTGATGCCAAGCGTAGCAGCGAAGGCAAAGAGCGCCCTGGCACCGACGGTAATTCCGTTCGTGTGCTCAGTGATCCACGGGGTCTTTGACCACTTCTGAAGAAAGTGCAGCAGATACTCAAGTACGGCTGCTGCGGTGAACTGCGATTGAAAGTGAGTCTCGTGCATGTGATTTTCTCCTTAGGTTTTTTCTGGGGAACTTTTTAGACCGCGATTTCACCATCGAGATCGGCCGGCCTATCGTCCGCCGCTTCGTAGGTCACTTCGCCCACATTCCACACGTGCAGCTTTTCGTCTTTGGCCTCGGGATTGATGAGCACCGCAACTTTCATGTATTCGGACATGAGGTGCGTCCAGGCAACCAAGCTCTGGCCGATCCAGTTCGGTTCCGGTCCGCGCGTGAGTCCCACCAAAGTGCAGGCTTTTGTGTCTTTCGGGGAATTCCCGATGTGCTGCTCGATCGTAGTAAAGCCGGGCACGCTCTCGACGTGCGGCACGTGCTTGCCGAATTCGACACTCCAGCGGATAGTCAGCGGAAATGTCCCACACTGGATCGCTCGCGGCTTGGTGTTGTCGAGCTTCACCGGCGGTTCGAGGGTGAAACAGAAGTGCTGGGCGTCCAGCAGAAGTTCTCCCTGCGTCGAGAGCGAAGAATAGAGATCGCGGCGAACGGTGATTTTCATGGTTTGCCTCGGAATTACAGATTGCAGCGCTTTATGTGCAAAGGTTTTCAGCTTGTCAGGATGGGGAGATCAAGGGTAAAGTGGGAACCCTTTAATTCGAGACTTCGTGGATGCTGCCTAACAAAGCTTTACTCACCGCTCTTCTCGTACTTATGGCTGCCGGTGCGATGGTCGCAAAAGACACCGCGCGTGATTCTCGTCTGCGCACCGTGAAGTCCATATTCATCTCGGGCAATAACCAGCAGGCGCTCGAAGCCCGAAAAAAGATGTTGAGCAGCAAAGCGTGTTTCACGCTCGCTTCTAAGGCTCCCGAAGCGGACGCGGTGCTTGAAGTCAAAGAGGCGCAGGAAGACAGCATTCTTCACACCCGAGGAGCGTCAGCTGAACTGACCCTCAAATCTGGCGAAATGATTTGGTCCGACTACAGAATGGCTGGCGGGGATAGACTGATGTGGCAGCTCATTCACGATGCCTGCCACTAAGCCGATGATCTCACGCAATCAATCTCTCGATCCTGGCGGTTTGGGTGAATTCGCAATTGTTATCGCCGCCGCTACCGTCATCACCGTACTGGTTAGAAAATGGCTCACTCGATGAAACCCTATCTACGTAATTGGGTACTGGCTGCGGCTTTTGTTGCCCTAGCTGCGATTGCACTGGGTGATGGACGTTAGTGAGCACACTGATCCAAACTCTTGTCGCCTACTTCGTCGGTTTCACCATCGAGGGAATGTCACCAGCCGATGAATCGAACACCGCCAAGAATCTGCTCTTCAATGCCACCTGCACGGTGTTCTATTTTGTGGCCGAGGCACTTCTAGCCGTTCCCTTAGTTCTGGGAGTCTATGCGCTGCTGAATCGCTTGCACATTTACGGGCTGATGAATTTCCCATCTCTCGGCTTGCTGGCCACAGCCCCGCTCTGGCTTGCCGTGCACGACTTCTTTTATTACTGGCTTCACCGCTTTCAGCATCACTCCCGATGGCTGTGGGCGGAACACATGCTGCATCACAGCGACGAACACATGAATGTAACGACAGCCACCCGCCATCACTGGCTGGAAAAGCCGCTCGAAGTGATTTTCATTGACGCACCGATGCTGATACTGTTCCGGCCTCCCGTCGCGGCAGCGATTCTGTTGTCGGCATTGCCTTACGCTTGGGGCTACTTCATCCACCTGAATTCAAATCTGAGCCTCGGCCCGCTGAATCGAATTTTGGCAAACCCGCGAACTCACCGCATTCACCATTCCAATTCACCGGAGCACTTCAATAAAAACTTCGCAGCATTCTTTCCGATGTGGGACGTGATCTTCGGAACTTACTTCGCTCCCGACAAGAGATCGATTACTTGCGGGCTTTCTGATAAAAAGATCACCACGGTCAGCGAAGCTTTGCTAGGTCCGTTCTTAGAATGGGCGCGAATGATTAAACCAGCCAAACTGCCACGCGCTACGGATCTTGTTCCCAGTAGTGATACGACCATTTAATCGAGACTATTGAAGCAGCCAGCGCTGTAATCTCGTCTTGCCAGCCCAGCATTGTGCTGTTCGCTGGGAGGTTTGATGAAACGGTCGTCGCCGAGCCGCCGTCAATTTTGCAGACTGCGTTCGTTCCCGACGTGACCAACACTTCAAAGGTATGGCAAGAAGTATCCGGCGTGACTCCGGTATCGACAAACGTCCAAGAACCTGATGCTGAACTCCCGCATTGCCAGTGGGTATCACCTGCTCCTGTGTCATAGCGAAATCCGGTGGAATTTCCTGCGGGAGTTGCCGACGCGCCAACGGTGGCAATGGTCTGATCGGTGAAAACAAGCCATTGGCGAACGTTGCTTGTATTGTTCAGCGCGACTTGCGCCTGAAACATCGGATTTTTGCCGTAATTCCAGTTGCGAATCGGGGCGGCACTATTACCTTCACCGGCCACGCTTCCTATTGTTGCTGCGGTGCTCCCTGTTCTAGTGGGACCACAAGTGGCAGTCCCTGTCGCGGCACTGCCGAGAGATCCACTAAAGCCAACGTTTGAGGATTCCGTGCCAGACCAATTGCCAGAATTATTGTCCCCTGTTTGCGCTCCATAAGCCCAGCGGCGAGTGTTCGGACGTGCTGTCGATGTGCCACTTCCACCTGAACCCGTTGCTGCATTAATGGTGTAATTCGGCCAGGTTCCAGCAAGGGTCACGTTGGCACCTGGCGAAAGCGTTGGTGTAGCCGTTCCGTTTCCACCATTGGCGACAGGAAGAATTCCGCTGACATCTGCGGTCAGGCTCACCGCTCCGAATGATGGATTTGCAGAAGCGTTGCCATGGAGCACTGTAGTTGTCGTACCTAAGCTGCTCACTACTGAAGGCGCTGCGCCAGTTCCACCGCCGACAACGAGCGCATGATTAGTAAGCAGCGCGGACGAAGCCAAGGCTGAAGTGCTGGAGAAATATGAGATGCCTCCAGATGTTCCAGCCCAGCTCCAAGCGAAGGTTCCAGAAGTTGTGATCGGGCTGCCGGATACCGACAGAAGTCCACTGGGTGCGGTTTCGGCAACGCTGGTAACCGTTCCCGTTGGTATCGCTCCCCCATCGGCAAGGGTGAGTCCATCAGTGCCTGAAAACTTCGCCAGATGGTTTGCGCTTGAGCTTCCGGGGCCGATTGCACAAGTTGGACAGGAAATTGTTCCTGTCGTGGTGATCGTGCCACCTGTGATCGGAGAAGTCGTGGCAATGCTAGTGACTGTTCCCGTGCTGCTTCCGCAGCTCATGCACTGAAAGTTCGTGCCATCGTAAACAACTTCTGTGACGCCATTCAGCGCAATCTCGCCACCAGTCAGCGCCGAGGAAACATTCTTTTTGATCGCAATTGTCGATCCGCCATCCACGACAAGCGTTGACGCGCTGGTATTCGCATGGGTGGCCTTGAACATGAACACCGACCCGGTCTTCAGTGCTGGGCCGAGAGGCGCGACCGTGGTAATGGCGTAAGCGTTCGACGATCCGGAGTCCACACCCCAGCTCGGCAGGCGTGAGCCTTTGATCTGGCTGTCGAGGTTCATGCAAGCGTAGCCCGCCGTGTTGCAGTCCACCCCGAAGGCGCAAGCGGAAGCGAAGACGAGAATCGCAAAAGTTAAGATTTTCTTAAGTTGTGTAAATCGCATAGAGGGTGTCCGGTGCATCAGGAGTAAAACCCGTGGTGAAAGAAGTTGAAGTTCCGGTCTGAGTGAAATCGAAGCGGATCTGGCCGTTCCAAACCAGAAAAATAATCTTGCCCGCTGTCGAGATGGTGAAGGTTTGATTCGAGCTGTCTTTTGTACCGCCGGCAGCTTCCCCGGTCGCTCCGGTCAAGGTAGGCACATCCGCTACCACGCCGCCGCCCGTCGTAGTTGACCCGGTCGGTGGCGTCGAGCCTTCCGCCGCATGCCACGCTGTCGGCGCGATGGTCTTTCTGCGCGCAAAAGTCACTACCGAGATTCTGGCCAGCGCGTCATCGTCATCGACGTAGGGTCCACCAGGCGGAAGCCTCCACACATGCAGGGTGACCACGCCGGTCGCGGGATCGATGTGGCCAAAGAAAAGCGGCAAGCGAAGATTCGAACCGGTTTGATTTGAGGTGTCCGACCAGGTCCAGAAATAACTCAGTTCATCGCGCGCGTAGGCGTAGCCGTCCACTCCTGAAGTTGGCAGAGCTATGGTGTCGCCGTTCGCGTGGGTTGTCGGTCCAAAGCGTTCGACTTCAACCAGCGATTGCAGAATGTTTTCAACGATCTGATCGATGAGCGACGAGGAGACCGCGTCTCCCGGCATGAAGTTGTCATAGTCGATTTCCGAAAACAAATCAGCCACCGCAGAGAGCGTTGCCGGCGTGCCACTTCTCTTGAAAAAGGCGAAGACCGCAATGCGCCCGTCGTTGGTCGAATTGAGATTCCCGCCATCGTCGATATATTTCACCGTGGTTGAAACCACGCCGCTCGAATTCACCGAGAACATAAACGGGCCGAGTTGGCCTTTTGAGAGATCAGGCGGGGTAAGCGATGAAGTGTTTCCAGGCGGGGTCCAGCGGGGCGAGAAAATAAATGTGGCTTCAGCAGCCGAGTAGGCGTAGCCATCGACCGGGGAATGCGGGATCACCACCGTCTGCCCGTTGTAGTATTCGCCGAGATAGAAAAACTCTTTGTTGAGGAGAGCGAATTTCGCATTACGGGAAAGGGCTTGGGCCAGTTGCTGAGTGAAGGGCTTGTCCACTCCCAGCCAGGCCGGATCGATGTCCGCGTAAGTTGGCGAACTAGCAACGATCATCTCGGCTTGCGATCGTTGCCCGACGGTCCATACTTCGAGCTTTCCGTCGTTGGTGTGGGTAATATCGGCGTGTTTGCCGGACCGGCGATAGGTTTCGTCGCAGTGAACGATTCCGGTTGATTGCTCGACCAGCCAGCCGCCGTACTGAAGCGAATCGTCGCCAGTGATCCAGAGAGTTTCCGGGTCGGTTGAATTGCGGACCGTCCAGAAATAAATCAGCTCATCGCGGGAATAGGCATAGCCGTCAATGGACGATTTTGGCAGCGCAACGGTATCCCCGTTTTTGTACACTCCGGGGAAAACTTCCGGGCGCACCATGCCCAGCACAGAGTTCGAGTAGATCTTCGCCAGATCGATGGCAAAGGCAGGCTGGCCGGAAGCTAGGACGGAATCAGCGACATCAAAAAAGCCGCCTGGAGTTTGGATGGTGAGACCCATCAGAATGAGAAGAGGTATTACAGAGAAGATTTACTATTCACTAACACAGCGTGTTCGCCGGCGTTCCGTTCGAATATTTCCCGTCGTCACCGGAAAGAAATAAGTAAGTATCTTCGTCGCTCGGTGAAGCCGAAAGAAAATCCGCTTCCGCGTTCGGTGGAATCAGAGACGGCTTGAACTTCGCGAGGTCCACCGCCAGCAGTTTGAAACTCGCGATTCCCTGCATCGGGTCCCAGGCGCGATCTAAAATCTCGAATGACTTCGCGGTTATGCCGAGCACTCCCAATTCCCTATCGGGAACGATCGCGCTGGTTACAGAAACAATGTCTCCCGGTTCGAGTAAGGACTGCGACCAGATATTCGGCAGGCTCTCAAATTGCAGCTGCTTATTGGCGTAGCGCAGAAAGATCAGCCGCGAAACAATTGCCGCAATGGCGTAGCCACCAAAAGCGGAACGTAATCCCCGGCTCTCGATGATGTTCTCGCCGGCGAGGGCGTATTTGTCTAGCGATGGCTTGTAGCTGGCAACTTTCTCCGCCTGCGGCTTGTCATCGTCTGAATAATCGAAGCGGAAAACACTCTGGTTAACGAGCGCGGCCTGTTGGGCGTTTGGAACGTCAGTCAGAGTCCCATGATCGAGGGTCGCGACCGGGGCAGGATTGATGGGATAGAAAAAGTTCACCGTGAACACGCCCAGATTGTTGGTGCGGTGATAGGCGCCCAAGGGCTTCATGATTTCATTTTCAATGAAATCTTTGGCTACCGGGGCGCTGGTGATCTTGCGGAACAAGAACTGGACACCGGAATAAATGGTGCCCCGCCACAACTGGATTTTCGCGATGTCGATGATCGAAGCGTCCCAGCCGATTTCGTTCTCCAGTAAATCAATGAGGATGTTTAAGGGGTGATCGTTCAGGGTTTTCGGGTGATCGCTCGAGGTGGCAAATCCATCATCGCCTGTCGCGAAAATGATCTGCGATAAATCTTTGCGAATGTCCGGACAGGTAAAGGTGTATTCGAGGTTGGCGTTGCCAGAATCAACGCTCTCGATTTTCCCAGTGAAGCGCGGCAGGTAATCCTCGTAGGCAAGCCCAACGAAGCCTTCCTTGAACACCACTTTCTTGCCTTCGAATATAAAACCCGCCATGTCGGCGGTGATGAGCTGCCTGCGATCTTGAACCGTGAATACCAGGTCGCTTAGGTCGGAACCCCCGTCGAGATCGGAGACGGTTTCTGAAAGCGGATCGACGTTCAGTATCCAAGGAAGAACTGTGGCATCGCCGACGATGGCATAGACCGTGGACGCCGCACCGCCGCTAATCAGGCTGGCGCCCGGTATCGGGCCCACTCCCGCCAGGTTGACGCGCGCGAACAGCAACGTAATAGGCAGCGCAGGTCCAGATGCTGAAGCCAATTCCACTAAGATCAAATGCCAAGCTGGGCTGGTAGCGCAGGGAAAAACAATAGTGGTACTGCCCGCAGTGATGATAGCGGGATTACTCGTTCCGGTGGCTCCGGTTGCGGCAAAACCCGCAAACTTTGCGGAAACCTCCATCGCGTAGATTTCAAAATTTCCGCCACCTATAGCGCCGTGCGAGCTTCCACTGACGCTGATGGTGATGCTTCCGGTCGAATTGGCGATGGCATACCAGCCGCGAATCGAGGAATCGGAATAAATCGGAATCCAAGTATTCGACCCGGTGTCGTCGATGGCGAGCGAGGCGGTTGTTTCGGAGCTGGCGTTGTAGATGAATACGAAGATGATGTTACCGGCGGTGACCGCTTGCGCCGGAGTTACGCTACTCGGAAAGAGCGAAAGTCCGCCAACATCAACGATTCGTGAAGCGTACTGGATTACGCCCTGGAGTGGAAGCCCGCTGCTCGTATCCAGATCTGAGGGGCTTGAGAACGCCTTCCCGTAGCCCTCGATCTCGATCAGGCGAACAGGTTTTTTTGCCAGCTTGGCGTTCGCGGCGAGCCAGTTGTCGGTTGCAGTAATCATTCTCTATGGGCCGGAAATCCCGTCGGGAACTATTTGCAGGACCAAATCGAATGCAACCAGGCCACGGAGAGCAAACGTCGGCGTCCAGGCTTCGCTCGATGTCCCGGACGCTGAAGAGGCGCGCGCCGATCCGCCCGAATCTTCAAGCCAGCATTCGACAAAGGTCGAGATATCGTTTGCGTCCGGATACAAAAGAAAACTTCCGCCCTGGTGGCAGTAGTTGATGAAGTCTTTCAATGCGGGCAAGTCCTCCATGGGAACGTTCTTAAAATGCAGGTTGATATATTGATCTTCCCTCCACCACATCGTCTGCTTAAGCCCGCTGAGAGTTTTCGAAACCGCCGAGACGCCTTCCTGATCGGGGATTCCCGGCTTCTCAGTCGGCGGATAAGTGAAGTCGAGCGTGGTCTCTTGCGTGTCCGCCGGGTAGGTGATCTTGGGAATGATGAAGGGCATTTAGCTGCGCCGTCCGCGCGGGGAAAGGGTGTTCGAGGAAGTGAGTCTGACGCGCCCACTTTTCACGCTGTGATTGAGAATGCGAGCAAAACCGGGAACGTCGGCTTCATGCTTGATGTGAATTTCTATGGGTTGCGCGCCATTTTGCATCATCGCGGAGATCGCGCTGCTAAAGCTTCGCATGGCTTCACGATTCGAAAAAGGAATGACCGCTTCACCGCCATGTACAACCACCATCGTGTCGCGCGCGATCAGTCCGCCGCTCGCCAGGTGAGGAACGTTCACGGTAGAAACTGGCACGCCTCCAGCGGTGGCAGCTGGGCTGCCTGGAGCTGGCGCGGCAGTGCCCCTTGAAGCACTGGAAGACGATCCCGACGAACCGCTCCCGCCGCCGGACAATGCACCAGCACCAGCCGAGAGAGCGCCACCTAACGTGAACCACAGAGTGGCAGCGGCGAAGTGGTGAGCCATGCCCGCAAAGTCCGGGTACGATCCGAGCGCGAGAGCGAGTTGTTTGGTGCCTTCTTTTTCCGCAACCTGGGCGATGGCGCTAATTTCAGCCGCTGCGACCTTGGCGAAAGCCTGCTCAGCCGAAACTCCCCCTTGGGCGTAAGCTTCGGCCACAGCCGAAAGCACGGTGCCGATTCCCGCTCCCCACGCGGCAGTCTTCTTCCCGCTCGCATCCAACTCCGCTTCGTACGCACCGATGGCCCTTGAAGTCTGGCCGAACTCAGCCATCAGTTGCGCGTGGCCCTTATTTTCGGCCCGCGCTTCTTTGGTCAGTTCTTTTTCTAACTTCTGCAGCGATTTAATTTGCTGCTCGATCGCGTGGGTATCCGCGCCGCGCGCTTTAGCGTCCGCGAGATTGGCCTGAGCCGAGAGCAGGGCCGCATGATTTTCTTTCAGCCGAACCGCCAGGTCCTGATTCCCGAATGCGACGGCGAGCGCGAGTGCTTGCCCGTAATAACTTTTATCGAGCGCCAGCATTCTCGAATTGGTATCGCTCTTTACTTTTCCAATCTGGGTTTCGGTATTCGCGATCGCATTTTTGAGTTGAGTTAAGAGCGCTTCCGCCTGCTGAATTTGCTCGGGCGTCACGCCGGGATTCAACTTGGCATCGGCCAGTTGCTTCGCGGCCTTCTCCATCAGCGCTTTTTCGTCACTGAGAAGATGGTTTAGAACTGCGAGAGTTTTAGTTCTCTCGTCGTTATAGGCGGCGATCATCCGGCGCGAGGTTTCTGATTGCGAGAAAACTCGCGCCTTGCCCAAGTCCTGAATCGCCTTTTCCTGCTCGTTGGCCGATTCTTTCTCGACTTCGACTTCGCGCTTTGCCTGTTGCTCGGCGGTGGTCAGCTGTTGCTTGTCGGCGTCGAGTTGCGCCTTTTGTTCCTGTGCGATTCGCGCCTGGACTGCCTGGACGCGCTGCACCTGAAGAGATTTGTAATACGCCTCATCCTGGAAACCGTGGGCCTGTTCTTCTTTGATCGCGGCGTCGATAACCCGGATGCGCTCTTCTGATCCCTGCTTGGTGGCCGCAATCTTTTCTTTTTCCTGCTCTTGAAAAGAGGCAATGAACTTGTTGCGTCGATCGTCTTCGTCCTTGTCTTCCTGCTCGTCTGCTCGCTTTTGCGCGTCTACTTGCGCCTTGAGCAACCGCTCCTGCTCCGTCGCAACCTTGTTCGCCTCTTCGGTGTTCTTGATGGCTTTTTCGTTGTCGGCTTCCTGGTTAATCTTTTTCCGCGCCTCAACCTGTGCGTTGAGTATCTCGACTAAATCCTCTTGCGCCTTCAGCTCTTTTTCGCTAGGTCCGCCACCTTGTTTACGTTCAATCTCCTGCCCATGAGGGCCGATAGATTTGAAAGTTATCTCGGCCTCTTTGTGGGCCTGCTCCATCGTTTCGAGAACTTTCTTTGCGGAGTCAAGCGTGCCCAGTAGGAGATCGTTGGCCTTTTCGTCCTTGCCTTCAGCGAGCAACAAATCATATTGCGCCTTGAAATCCTTAATCGCGTTCTGTGCGCCTTTCGATCCGGCGTCAAAGGAAGCCCAACTGGTCTTCAGCTGCTCAAAGATCGCGTCCGCAGCCTTTTCGAGAACGTCGAACTCCTTCACTAAATCCTGAAGCGTCTGATGATCGATCAGCTCCAGTTCTTTGCGCAACGCCGCCATGTGATCGCCGCGCAGCTCATCTAACCTAGCGCCGGACTGTAGCAGTTTGTCGTCGAGCGAATTAAAGCTGGTGAGAATGGAAGTCTTAAACTCCTCCTGTGCCAGGGCGATCTTGTGAGCTTCCTGCGACCACTCAACCAACTTCTCTATGCCCTTTGCGAGCGCCTCAACCACAATGAAGATCACGCTGGCAGCAAAAGCGGCATCCATGATTCCGCCAAGAGGAACCAATTCAGAGATGAACCGCGTGACACCGCGCGGCAACTTAATCCCAATGGCCTCATCCAGGATGCGGATTTTCTCGCTGCCCCTTACCGCAGCTAACGCAGTCTGCTCTCCTGCACCCTCAGCCGCAACAGACACGTTGCGCAACGCGAAGGCCATGTTCTGCAGCTCGGCATCGGTTTGCGCGATGACCGGAGGCAACAGTTTCCAAGCATCCGCCAGAGTTCCCGCGGCTTGGGTGCCTTGGGCGCCGGTTGTCTGAAACTTCGTTCCCAGCGCGCCGATCGCGGCGTCGGCGGGCGCAAGTTTCGCGGGCGCTTCTGTGCCTACCTTGTCAAAGGCAGCGTCGAGTTGAGTGGTATCACCTAAAAAGGTGAGTACCGCATCGCCGATATCAATCGCCATTTCAGTTTTCTTCCGTGACGATCATCAAGCTTTCGTATGACCATCCTTTGTCATTGTGGAAGCGCATTAAAACCAGCACTTGACGCCTTAGCGTAATTAAATCCTCGACCTCGCACACAATTTCGAAGTCAAAATAGATCGTGCATTCTGCTGCCACTACGCGCTCCCGATGCCCATTTGCTGAAACATCTCAACGTCGCTCACCGGCTTCGAACGCGCGCGCGCAGCATTGTCACTCGCAGCCGCACCGCCGTGGATCTCGGTCAGTACGCTACTTTCAGCCGCCCGGTTCTCATTGAAGCCATTCCAGAAGCGCTCAAACTGCTCATCCGTCCAGTTTTCGAGAAGGTATTCAGGCGTCGTTCCCCAGTAACGGAGCGCAAGCTCAAACTTGCGGATCAGTGGATCGGAGTCGAGCGAGAAACCTGCGACCTCTGCATCTCGATCACCATCTGTAGTGAGCCTAAAAAAGGCGCGAAAGCTACCTCCCAAATCTGCTTGTAAGCGCGAGCGAAGTCCTGATCGTAAGCGGCGTCGAGGACTTCTTCTTTGGGAAGCGAAGGCGCGTAGGAAAACACCAGCTCAGGAATCTGGTTGGGAAATTGAAGCAGAGCGCCCATCAGCCCGCGCCCGATTGCCTTCGACAACTCTCGCGGATCGTTTTCCTTGTCGAACTTCTCCGGCATCGAGTCCGAAACTTCCTTGGTTTTAGCGAAATATTCCGCGCGCCATTTCTCCGCGGCGCGCATTCGCAGCACCGGAACGACATACTCTTTGTCGCCAAACTTCAGCTTCAGTTCTTTCAATAAAACATCAGAACCCGAGCGCGGCGCTTCTTTGAGAGCATCAGTAATTTGAGACATTCAAATACCTCCAGAAACAAAAAGGCGCGGCTGAGCTTCACCTTGCTGCGTAAAGACAAAGCTCAAAGCCCAGCCGCGTTGGGAAGAAGAGAAACCTGGTGCGACAAGAGACGGAACGGAAACCGAACTTAGGCCGCCGAAATGTCGCGGTCGGTTTTTGCGACAACTTCAAATTCGTCGGTCGCGGTCCCGGTAGTGATCGAGATCGCGGTCACGTCAATGAAGCTCTTGGTCGCGTCCGACAGATCCGTCTCGTGGCCGATGGTGTGGGTCGCAAGCGTGGCCGTGAGGGTTGCGGTCGTGCCGTCCAGTTTCTTGGCGGTGACGGTGACAACTGCCGAAGTGGTCAAGGCGGTAACGTTCTTGATCACCAGCTTTGCGCCCGCATACAGCGTGGGCGAGATCGACGCCAGGTGGGCGTAGGTCCCAGCCGCGGCTCCAGTCTCGGTGAAGGTTGCAAGCACCAGATCATTCGGAATGAAGCTGTTTTTGGCGCTGATGGTCTTCAAATACTTCTTGAAGTGGCCGTGAGCCCGCAGCGTAGGAGTGACCGCGTTCTGCTGGGTGAGGTAATCATCGACGCCCTTGAAGCCGTTGCGCTTGTAGTGGGTGTCGATCGCCCTAATCATGGCAGTGACGCCGGTGATTTGCAGCAGGAAGCCATCCGCTGGCGTGGGATGAGTTTCGTCGAGATCGCGCGCCGCAGGAAGTAAATCGGCCTCGATGTCCACATCGTTCAAGGTCAAGATGTAAGCATCGAGCGCGCCTGCACCTGAAAGCACATCGCCTGAAGCTTTTTCCATTCCCGCATTGAAAGCGTTGTCGAACTCGGGATCGCCCACCGACTCGGTGGCAAAGCGCGCCAGCTTGTCGAGGATGATCGTCAGCTCGGAATTATTGAGCATACCCATGAGAATTTCTCCTTAGAAATTGTGTTGAGAATTTTGGTTCGAAAATTAGAAGGCTGCCACTACACAACGGCGAAGTCTTTGTATATCCCAGTGCGCGAGCCTACTGGCTGGGTCGAATCGGCAAGGGCAATGAAATTGACCTGGTAGAGCGACTCCTTGGACCGCTGGAAGCTGTACTTAAGGGCAGTCTTTGCGTACACCCGATAAAGCAGGATAAAACGCCGAAAACCTGCCCGCGTGGACGGACCAACAACCCCAATGCGGAAATTGTCCGGGCGTTGCTTTCCGCCAAAAGTGATGGTGTCAGCATCCGGCATCGTCCCACCGGCAAGCGAGTAGTACAGGTTTTTCATGTTGGTCTGCAAAAACTGTACATTGATGCCGTTGGTTTCCTTGTCGATGATCACGTCAATGGGATTAGACTCTTCATCTGCCCGCACTTCGTGGTCAGTAGTGGTATGGTCAACCTCGACACCTTTCTCGGTGTAACCAGGCGTGTCGAAAGCGACAAAGTCAGAGTCGGGATTGCCAGTCAGCGACGGTATTGCCACCGTTTCGGGTGCGATAAAGAGCAGCGAAGCGCCGATAGTAACTTCCTTTGAATTTTGCGGCATTGCGGAAATTCCTCCTATGGTTTCGAACTTGAATCAAAATTGGTGCTACGAATCGTTTCAGCTTTCGGGGATCATTACTTTCCAAATACCCATCACTGTGGCAAAACCGGTGTGTGGATCGTCGATGTCCTGGCCTTCCACTTGTTCAAGGCAACTGAAAATAAAACCGAACTCCCCTAAGTCGATATTGTTGCGGCGCTGCATCCAGTCGTAGGCTGCACCGTACAGCTCGCGGGCGATGTCGAACTGGTTTTTATCCGCCCACGATGTCAGGTAAACACGCGGCTCACGAATTGGAACCTCAGAACGGGAGCTGCCTCCTCCGGTCCCTGCGCTTGCACCGCTGCCTACTCTGACCACCAGGCCAGGACCAAATTGCGGGTCAAAGCCTGGCACAAGATGGCCACCATAAACCCGGTTCGGCGTGTCATTCGGCGGCACAGCTACCGCCGTAAAGTGGCTGGCCAGCACAATCGGGACCTGGTTTTCAACGGTTTGCCCTTCAATGTCCAGCTCTGGGGTGAGCAGCCACTTCCGGACCAAAAGATTGGTGTCAATCACGGTTTATCGTTCGGCTCGAACTCGGCAAAAGACCAGCGGGATGCACATTAATTCGTCGCTGAGTGGGATCACTCGATACTCCGACAACTTTGGCTTCGGTATCATCCGCCTTCTTAATCGCCTCTTCGATAGAATTCGCCCATACTTCTTTTTCAACGATGTAGCGAATCACGATTTACCTCCGACTGCTCCAGCAGCGTCGATCTTCTCTTTGGCTCTCACCGCGACTTTCTCTATGAACTCGATAAACGCTGGCCATAGATACGGCTGAGCAGGCATCTTGAATGTGCCGAGTTCGAGGTATCCGCCATAACCCGATTGCGTGAAAAGCTTTACGTAAACGCCGTCTGGCCGAATCTCGACTTCGTAATCTATCGATCTCCGATTTGTTCCGGTACCGCTGGCCCTACGCCCGCCCAACTTGTGCTCAGCCAGGAGTTCTAAATTGTGCGCGTAACCTTGCTCCGTGACCGGGGAATGCTCAACCGCTGCTGGTTTAATGTCCAGCTCGAAAGTTTCAGTAATCGCTTCGCTGATGGCCTGTCTTGCCAGCGCATTTGCTGCGGGTATCCGAGAACGGAATTCAATCGGCATTACGGCACCAGCACTGTGGCCGCAACCTCGTAGTGATGCCCAATCAATCCGGGATCATCCACGTCGGTCACGTCAAACATCACCGCACCCGAATTCTTGTCGTTCGGGTCAAGCGTTGGATCGCCAGGTTTTTTAATTTGCAACCAATGGTTCTTGTTCAGTGGCACCGGCGGTTCATCCACCGAAAGCGGACGCATAAGAATGGTGTAAGTCTTAATCCCGGTCGAAGTCTCTGAAGTCGGCGCCGGCGGCACGTTTAATTCTTTGCCGCTAGTCTGCTCGACAAAACAAGGAATTTCGTCAGTGACCGACTGATCTCCAGTCAGCAAATGTAAAACTCCATTTAGCTGAACGAATTCTTCGATCGGCTGCCCGTAGCCGGTAGTGCCCGTCGTTGACTTCTTCCACACCGAGCACCGCATATTCATCAGAAGATCGAAGCGATCTCCGGTGAAAGTAAATGGAGGCGCGGCGCTCATACTTAGTCACAACCCACGAAACCCAAGCTCCGCAGAATGCGGTTGCGGATAATTTCCAGCCGCGCGAACGAGGAATTGTCGGTCTCAATCACCGCATAAGCCGGGGTGTTGTACTCCAACTGGCGAAACGCCTCGGCTTGCTGGGTGAGCTGGCGGATCTGCGTCCTTCCCGTCGATTGCTGGTACTTACCGATCGAGAACTCGACTGGCGTGACATCCTGCTTCGCCGCCATGGTGTCGAGACCAACCGCCGCGGCGAGGAACAAGCTACCGCCTGTCACGTCCAAAAAAACGCCGATCTCGTCATCCGAAAACGTTGCCGGCGTTTGCTGATAGTCGCCGATCAGCACGCGAACTTTATCGCTATCGCTCAGGTCGCTCATATGCTCAGTTAAACGGCATGTCCTAACTGCGAACACTTCCTCGCGCAAATTACTGAACCTGCACGATAGGACACAGAGAAAAACGGGACAGCGCTTTTACGCCAAAAAGTCAGGTTGAATGTCAGGCGAATGCGGGTATCGCCCTTCCAGCACCAACGAAACACAAGACACGCAATGCGCGGCATCCTGTCACCGCGCATGTGTCCGATCTTCGCGAATGGATAGCCTGTACTGGTGATCGGGAATTTCATTTTGAAGTCCTTTTTACTGCACGTACGGCGAAGCCATGGGCATGCGGTGCAAGCTCAGCTTGGCGGAAACTTCGGAATCGTATTCAGCCAGAGAATCCGCCACACATGGCCTGTACTTGAAGCAAGGGCACAGCCTGCACCCGTTTTCGCCATGCGCTTCCGGTGAATGGGTGCAGATGCAGTGCATGGTGATATCAAAAAGTCCCAGGGCGAGACTCTCTTAAGGGTTTAGGAATCTCGCCCTGCCGCCAGGTTCGACGGAATTACGTTCGACGGAGTTACGCGCCGACGTTCACATAAGCGAAGCGGGGATCGACCGCCGCACCGCCCATGATGTGACGACCACGGAACACGACTTTGTCAGTCTCGATGTCGCCTTCCATCGCCGAAACCGCAGCGCCGCCCAAGGCCACTTTGTTTGAAGCCTTCATCAGCACTTCCGGAGTCTCGCGCCCGCGCAGGAAGTTCAGCTGCACCGCCGGTCCGTCCGCCGTAGGATCGGCAAAGACGTACCAGGTCTTGTCTGCGTTCCCTGATTTGTCGAGGATCGGCAGCCAAGCGTTTTTGTGAGGTGTGATCGAGAAGTTCTTTCCGATCACGTTCTCGGACGTAGTGACAGCAGCCGAATTCCCAAAACCCACCGCGATCAGCTGTTGCGGACTGAGCGACTTGAGTACAGGAATTTCGAGCGCCGGCGGATAGACCACGTGGAACTTCGAAACCAGAATGGGATTGCCATCAGCGTCCACTTGGCTCGAAAGCCGCGTGATCACGGTTCCCAGATTGTCGAGTGAGTAATCGAGGATGTCCGTGTTATCGATGACAGTGGCATCGATCGGGTGCACGACTGCATTACCGAATAAGGCAGCATTCGGTCCGCCAGCCCCAGCGATCAGCTTCGAGCCTTCACGCAATTCCGTGGCCAGCGCCGCTTGCACGAAATCATCGGCCACGCCAGCGAGCGCGCCCAAATCATCGTTGATGAAGTTCTCCATACCAATCGAGAAGCGATTGCCGAATGGAACCACCTGAATCTCAACCTTGCCGTCGTTCAACACCCGCTCTTTGTACTCACCGCGCAAAGTGCGGGAGTCAAAAGCACCGCGCAGTCCCCAGGTCCCGATTCCTTGAGACTTGCGGAAGTCACGACTGGACCCGATCTTCACATAGTTGCGATAGTCCGGAGTTTGCATTTTGTACTTTGGCAACAGCATCCGGTCGATGACGTTTGAGAACAGCACCAGAAAATCACTGATGGTCTCAGCGCCAGCTTCTTCAAGGAACGCCAGGCGCTTTGAGGGCCTCCAGTTCATGAAGCCCTTCATGAAACCGGCCAGACGCTCCTCAAAATTACCCATCTGACTGGCGCGGTCTTGCGCCGAGGCCGCCACCGCTTCCTCGAAATCCATTACTTCGAGAAATTTTGTGCCGACGCCACCGCCAACCGCTGCCATCATCAACCCGTGGTTACCGGCGAAGTGCGCTACACCCAGCCCAAGAAGGGCCAGCACAGCGACCGGCGCAATGAGGCTCAGCGCACGATAGGCAAGTGCAGCCATCAAGCGCGGCCCCCCGAAATGCTGGCGAAAACGCGCCATTGATTTGCGCTCGCCCGCACGTAAATTCTTTTTAATCTTCATGACCTTTAGCTCCTGAGCCGAATTGAATTTGAAAACACGACGGCCCGCCGTTTTAAGGGCAGGCCGCTTGCTTCGAACTGAAGAAACCTTTACGACTAGACTTCGGTTAGAACTGGACCACTGAGCTCACGCACGTACCAGAGGCCAGCGATCGCTTCGAGCACAACGTTGTCGCCCTGGTTGGCGAAGGTCAGCGTGTCACCCGATGCATTGGCCTTCTTAATGACGTTGGCAGCAGTGACCACGGTGTGCGCGTGCGCGGTCTCGGCCACGACGAAGATTTGCTTGCCATCATCGCCGGGATTTGCGGGAGTCGCGAGAGTCATGGCAAGCGCGCCGCCACTTCCCAAGCCCACAGTTCCAGAGGCCACGGCAATCGCACCGCTCGCCACGGCATGGGTCACGCTGTCGGTCGCTGGACCGGATTGCGTCAGTGCAGCCAGTGCTCCCGGCTGAACGATCTTGACCCGGATTGCCGTTGTCGCTCCGGCGTTGACCGCATCGAGCGCCTTCCCGTAGGGGACCTTAGTTGCGTCCTTCGAAAGAACTGCGGTCGCACCGTCGATATAAATCTGATCGCCGGCCACAACTGCATCGTTCACTGCACCGGCGTGCTTGGCCAAAACTGAAAGGTTAAACACGCCCTCGGTTGCGACATCCACGTTGCCGCTCGCGGCAAGCGCGCTGTCGATTACGACTCCCACCAAAGTTCCGGCGACAACCGGATCACCATTGTGGGCAAAACCGTCGGCGTGTGTAGGTTTCACCAACTGCGAATCGAGGAAGGTTAAAACCTTCCCGCTTTGTACTTGATTCTTTGACATGCGTTTTCTCCTGAAACTTGAGGTGTGTTGCGCGAAATTGTTTCGAGATCGGTGCGAAAAAAACTTTTACTCGAGCTGGCATCGCTGAAGCTGGCGATGAGGACCGCGAGAATCCCGCATCGCCAGCTTTGACGTGTGGATCCGGAGACTATCGGCCAGCCGCTGCGAGCTTGGCCTGATCTTCGGTCAAACCAGCCGACTTGAAGCTCTCAATCAGTGTCTGGCGCGACTCGGAAGCCGTGTCAGTGCCGCCGCCGTTCTGCTTCGAGCCCAGGCCCTTCACCTGCGCGGTGCCAGAAAGGGACTTCACGTATTCCGCCTCGGCAGCGACGGATTCCTTCATGCCGGTGACCTCAACCGCATCCTTGTACATCTCGCGAATGCGTGTCTGTGAGACCTCGGGCAGCTTGGATTCGGTCAACATTTTGGTGAGTTCGGCCTGCGCTGTGGCCTTCTTCGCCACTTTCTCGCTTTCCTGAACTTTGGCCGTCGCCTCATCTGCTCGTTTCTTTTCGGCGGCCAGTTGCTGATTGGATTCCTGTAACTGCTGTTCTAACGATTTCATTTCTGCTCCTTGTTTTGCTGATTGAATTGAGGCGACGATATCTGGCCGCCGAACACGAAAATCTTTTTCTGAAATCAGGTCCACATCAAAATCTTCCGAGTGGCTCTCCAAAAGCTCCGCACGTCCACCAGCAGCTCCCTGGGTTACGAAATCCACCGAGCGAGCAGCCAGCAACGACTCGATGCACATTGCGTCTTCGCCTTGTATCGTGGCTGGAGAAACTTCGGCAGAAGCCCGGATGGAGAGTTCTAATTGGTTGAGCAGGCTAGCCTCATTCAGCCGATCGACTTTGGCTTTGAATACAGGATCAATCAACGTGGCACGGCCTTTTATGCTGCCATCGTCACCTGTCCAAGTTTCGCCAAGACTCGCAACCCAGTTGTGGACTGAGCCTTCAGGTCGGACTTTGTTTTCTGCCTCCGTCTGGTGATCGGCGAACATCTTCACGCCATCGAAAACCTTGTGATCACGCCTCAGGGTTTCTTGGGGATAGTACCGACGCTTGCCCTTTATCGAGTTCTGGCTGAAACCGGGCTTGATAACAGTGACGGTCAGTTCGCCCTTCGTCTGGTCGTAGACGGCTTCCTGAAGGGAAATTGTTTCGCGAGCGAAGGCGCGGAACTTTTCGCCTCTCACCGACTCTCCAACCGGGGTGTAGCTCATCTCAACTTCAACCGGAGTTCCGATGGTCACTGCTTCGCCGTCGTCGGTGTAATCCACCTGGAAGAGATCGCCGTTCATTGAATACACAACCGTACCGGGAAAGAGATCGCGCACCCAGCAATAGCAGCATTCGCCGGAATCGTCGTCGCCGTCGAGGTCCATGTCGCGGCCCATACGCACGGCTTTATCGAGCGCGGATTGCACCCGTGAGCGGATGGCATCGAAAGAATTTCCCGCCGGCAGTGCTTCCTGGAAGAACTCACCATCAATCGCATAGCTCTCAGCCGGCGTGTCCATCGACTCCGACTTATAGAGCGCCTTCAGCTTCGAGATGGCTTTCGCTTTGTCCGGACCCTCGTACTTTTTGCCGCGATAACCTTCATGGCACGCAGCCCATGCGGCGCCCATCAGGCGATGATTCGGCGAGCCGTCCGACTCGGTATAAGGCAGGTGATCTTCGCCGCCTTTTAAGACCAGATACTTCACCGCTTCATTCACGTGCTCGATGGTGATGAATTTCAGCTTCATAAAAGTCGTCTCCTATTGCTGCACGTAAGTCAGCACGCCCTGCGCGCTCGGCGAAGTGCCGCCCAATGTCAGACACAGATTCTGGCCGCTGGTGTTTGGAAACGCGGTCTGATTTCCGTATCCGATCAGGATGTGCGTGCCGGTTGTGGGTGCGTAAGTTCCCGTCAGGTTCGTCGGCGAAGTTCCACAAGTAGCTGCCGAAGTCCAGAGCGCGGTTGGCGTCGTGCCGGCCAGGGTGAAACTCGCACCGCAAACGTAAACCGTCTTGCTCGCGACCGCCGCAACTATGGCCGTCGCCGTGTTCGAAGCCAGCGAGATCGCCTTCGAGGACTTCGCCAGTGTGGGATTCGAGCACGGATCGGCATAGCTATTAGCCTGTTGTGCTGCGCACGGAATTCCCAGCAGCGCGAACGCCAGCAGTTGTCGTACTACGAATCTCACTGCAATCCTTCAGCTGTGTAGGTGATCCCGGCGCCGGATGCGAGCATCTTGATTCCGGAAGTGAATTTCGCCCCACCTGGTGCGAAGGCGTAAGTACGGGTTTCGCCGGCGTTCAAGGTGACCGCGTTCAGAAAGTTAACCGGCGTGCCGGCATTGTCGGACACGGTCACATTCAAGGCACCCGCCGTGGTGTTTGAAATATTCAACAGCAGCAAACAAGTCGTTGCAGGAGCGACAGCCGTTGAAGAAGTCGGCATCGCCTGTAATGCGGACGTGAATGCGGTCGTTCCACAGCTGGTGTAGGGATAGGTGACACCGATTTTCGCGGTGCCCGCTGCCAGCGCCGGAAGCGATGCTAGCGATGCAGGCTGAGTGACTGCGCTTCCATCTACCTTCCATGCGGTCGTGTTAGCCGTGTTTCCCGGCTGCACCGTCCATGTGCCGCTTTGCGTTGCCGCCACGGTTCCAGAGGTCACTGTGACCGCCTGCCCGCCAGACTGCATCTGCTGCGCGATTACTTTACTGATCCAGCCGCCAAACGTGACCGCGAAGGCCAACAATAAAACCGCAACCCACTTCGGAGCTTCCCACTTCATCAGTCGTCTCATTGGGGTTCCTTTATCGAAGAAAATAAAGTTCAAGAGGGCTCGACGAGCGCACGTAGGTGATTACATCCCCTTTATTCCAGCGCCACTCGCGCGAGGGCTGCGCAACACAGTCAAATTCGGTGATCTTTTCAATGCAGGTATTCGGATCTTCGGGATCTGAACATTTATCGAACTTTACCGGTGAGACATTTCCCTGGCCATCGACCGAGCGTCCGTAAATCGAATAGTAGGAACACGAACCGGGCAAAATGATCGCCTCCCAGTCACCGGTTCCTTCGGTTTTCGCGTGGCGCTCGGTCAAGGAACTCTCTTCGGCGTTACCACTTCACACAAATGGACGGCCAACCAGGAGGGAATTGAACAACCACAATGATTGTAGGTAAGGAACTGCTGAAGGCACATCCACGCGGATATCTCGCCGTTCAACCAGAGTTTAAAAACGAATTTAGCCTGCTTGTTCATGCCGCCTCATCCTCAGGTGCTCGCGCTCCGGTCACCGCGCATTCGCAATTCGGATGAGCTGGCGGTCTTGCGTCTCCGCTCGAAAAATCTTCATCCACTCCGATCGCGCCGTCGTCTGCATTGCCTTCGCAGATTTCGCAAGGATTCGGCCCCAGTATCCACTGCTTATAAGCAATCCCCAGCCGCGTGAGCTTCTGTAGCGCAGCCTCAGACATCGCGGCATTCATTTCCGTGGTGGCGATGGTTTCGGCGCGCGAACTAGTCATGTCGTCGAGAATTTGATTGATGAGTGAGGCCGTGCCTGAAACTCCCAGCTGCTCTTGAATCCCTTCGGACACAGCGTCGGCAATCAATTGAATGGTGTAATCGTCGATGCCCGGAATCAATTGGCCGGCATTCTTCGCCGCCCACGCTGCAGCTGCTTGTCCAGAGAGTCCCAGCCGGTCAATCTCGTCCTCGATCTCGGTGCCGACATCGAGAAGATCAGGCGGAATCGGCGGAACTCCGGTAGTCGTTGGCTGCGTGGCTTCGGCGTGCTCGCTGATCTTGTCAGCCACTAGCATCGCGGCAGCCATGTTCGATTCGAGCAACGCTTGCAGAACCGGACGCGCGTGCCGCACGGTATTTTGCAGGCGCATTGTGGCGGCATGCTTGGCAGTTTCGGCCGTCATCGTCACATCGGATGAGGCGACATCCTGCAGCTTCAGCTTTTTCACTTCAGACTTCAGGCTGCGGAAATAACTGCGTAGGTCTTTCGTGGCGCGTGCTTTCACGGCTTTGCCGCCGATTCCGAGAAGGCCAGGGCGAGTCAGTTTCTCTATGACATCGTCGATTGCAATGATGGAAGACGTCGCGCTCACCGAATTACTAGCTCCGCTTTCTTTTCCACGTAGGCACGAATTGCCAAGCGACTCGCTAGGTCAGGCCGAGGATAGGAATCGCAGATCGCAACCCAGATACAGCCTTCGCCTTGTTCATCCACAATGCGGAAGCGGTCGCCTTTTCTTAACTGCTTAAAACCTTCGAAACGATCTACTGTGCCGTCAGAGTTCAGCCGTTCAACCGTCTTCAGCTCGGAGCTTTCTGATTTCACTGCAATCACGCGGCAAACACCTCGGTCAGAACTTTCGAGAGGCGATTCAGCGCCTTCACCTTGGCGGCCTCGATCTTCGCGGATTCCTTCACCGGCAGAGCACCGGGAGCGTTCGGCACAGGAGTTCCCTTCCCTGCCGGTACCGGCTGAGGGACCTGGTGAGGCGGAACAACTTGCGCCAACGTCGCGTTCTCAGCTTTCTTCGCCGCGACTGAAAGCATCACCTGATCCACATTGTTGACGCCCATGGCAACCAAACAGATTTGCAGGATCTCCGGGATCTGAACCTCAGGGAACACCTGGTGTAACCCAGTAAGGAACTCACCGAGCTTTTTCAGATCGTCCTGCAGAATGTTCGGCAGATTTACGGTTACATCCAGCGGCTCTTCGTCGATGTCCTCGCCGAGAATGATGGCAAAGATGTCGCGCCACACGTCCTTCCAGAGTTCCTGGTAGCCGGTGAACTCCTTGAGCATCGGCAGTTCCATAGCCTCGGCGGTCGCAAGATTCGCATCTCGTCCATCGCCGTAGTAGTGCGGGAAGGTTCCGGTGCCAGCAAAGAACTGCAGCCGCAGATTGCGTCCGTCCTCGCCGGCATCATTCGCGCCTGTCGCGCGCGGCATCGGCTGCATATCGATGCCCTGGTTTTGCGCCCAGGTGGAACCGGCTGTAGCTGGAGGATTACGCTCGCGGCTTCCCGCATTTTTCGAGAGCGTGGAATTCAGGTCCTGCTGAACTTTGTCGATGACTTTCTGTCCGCCCTTCGCTGTCACCTTCCAGGCAAAGGTTGCAAGCGCGCGCACGAGCGAAACCCGCGCTTCCATGAATTTCCGGTGCTCATTCGCCCAACCAATGCACGACGACAGCAAGCTATTGCCGCGCATGCCGATGTCGTCGAATGGGACGTGATAAACCACGACATCCTCTTCGACGGAGATAGCGTTGCCCTCGGCGTCTTTTAAGTTCGCGAGCTTGTCATCATCCGCCACCCAGTCTTTGTAATAAAGGGTCTTAGGCGGGGAGCTGCGGTCGGTGCGTTTGTAGCACAACGCTTCTTCATCGTCACCGGGATCGCAGATGATGTCTTTCACCTGCAGCGGGTCAAGAGTACGAATCACCTTCTGCTCGTCTTCCGCACCGAACACGGCAAAGAAAATCTCGCCATCCACCAGCAGCTTCTTTGAAAGCCGCTGCTGGCCGCGCGAACTGGTGAGGCGTTTATTTTTGCGGTTGCGCCAAAAAGAAGTAAGTTCCTTGACGATGCCGGTGTCTTTCGAATTGAAAGTGATTCCGGTCCCGACCGCGTAATCCGTCCACAAGCGTACTGCCTGCTTCGCCAGCGGATCGCCGTGCCAGAATGCGCGGCAAACTTTCACCATGCGTTCGCGGCGCTGAGGAGGAAGCTCCAGGCCGTCGCCGCCAGCGCGAGAGGAAATCCAGCCAACGTCTTCCGCGGCGAGAATGGCATCGCCACCCGAGAGCGATTCCTTTACTTCAGGAATCGACATCAAGACGGACAGCACCTGCTCTTCAGAAAAGCGCGGCGTGCTCGCGTTCGTGCGGCGAGATTCTTTAACTTTAGTTGTGCGGCGTTTCACGGTTTAGAACATTCCCCAAGTGGGATTGTTATTGCTGGCGTCTTCTAAAATTTCATCCAGGTCAGGCGCGATCTGCACCGGCTCTTCGTGGGTCACAATGTCAGAAACCTCTTCCGGCTCGGATAATGCCCAGAGAGCCCACACCAGCGCGTCCATGCGGTCCGGCGATTGCTTGGTTTTGCCCGGAACGTAATCGCACATCTGGTCTTCAAGCTGCGGGAATGCTCCGACATGATGAACCCGGTGCTGCTCGTAAAGAGCGGAGATCGGCTCAGCACGCCGAATCTTGCCTCTTGTTGCATGCACAGCCTGGTAAGCGAACTCCAGCCGTTTGGTGCGCAAGATGGCTTCGACCAGGTCGCCGCCGTTATTGACTTCAGCGATTATGCGATCGGCCTTCTGCTCAGCGTAGGCGACAACAACTTTTTGCGCCCATTCGTCGGGAGAACCCAGCAACGACAAATCGTCGATCACATAGAAGTGCGGGATGTCGTCTTTGCCTTCTGGACTTAGACCCATCGCGGCGATTACGATTCCGGTCTCGCACGATTCTTCATTTGAGGTCACTGCAGGATCGACGCCGACGACGATGCGGGTGAGACCAGCGGGAAGAAAGCCGATACGGTCGAGGTCAATCGCGGTCAGCGTCCACAATGCGCCCGGATTGTCGGTCAGAAGTTCCCCCATCAACTCCTGCCGGCCCATCCGCGTTCCTTCGTGTCTATTTACGACAGTGGAGAAAAACTTCGGCGCGAGATTTGCTTTGTTGTCGTAGGTCGAGCCGGAAGTCACGATCGTATTTGGATCGTCCACCAGGCGGCGAACCAATTTCGTATTCTTGGGCGTCGTGGTGTACACACCCTGAGGCGATGACCCCAACCGCAAGCCGAATTCAATCTGCTCCATGGTCGCATCGGGATACTTCCACGCCGCCAGCTCGTCGCCCCACACCTTCATGTGCTGCGGACCGCGCAACGATTCAGGATCTTCGGCAGTGAATAAAAGCGAAACCGCACCATTCGGCCAGGTGAGCCGGCGCTTCGAAGGCTCATACTCCGGGCGCTCGTCGCGTCGGCAGATTTCCATAATGGAAGAATTAGCGCCGATGCCGCGCACCATCACGTCGCGCACGTCAGCCACGGTTGGACCGACCAGGTTCACGATTGGAAAATCCTTCGCCCACTTGCGGACTTGCTCGGCGCCCACGCGGGTCTTGCCGAATCCGCGACCTGCTTTGACCAGCCAGTTTGTTTTCTCGCCCCTCGCGAATTCTGGCGGTTCGAGCTGCGCGGGACGCGCCCAGAAGTCCCAGTCATGCAAGAGAGCATCGGCTTCCGCCTCCGAGAGTTTCTCGATACGGCGCTTGCGCTCGTCTTCCGGCAAGGCGCGAAACTTTTCTGCGAGAGATTGCACATTAGAGAAGCTTCGAGATCAGTTTGTCGCGGGCGCTGGTCACATCGACTTGGAGCTTCAGCTTCTCGCCCTCGGGGTTGCCCACGCGGACGCGCTGCACTTCTTTGCCGTACTTGCGATTTTGCAAGCGGTGAAACTGGTCGTAGGGATGAAGCACTAACAGGTACAAATGGAAGTCCTCTTCGGACTTGACTTTGCGGAGGTCAGCATAGTCTGTCCAACCCGGCTTCCCTACCCTGGCGAGGACCCGTGTGGCCATTAGTTTGTCGATGTCACCCGACAGCTCGGGTTTCGACTTCTTGCGACCCGCCCCAGTTCTTGCTCCACCCTTTGCCATCAGCCTTTGAATTCACCTTCGAAAATCAATCTTTTCAAACGTGCGCCCTCTGGAGGGCCGTGTGTACCGCGCGGTCGGTCTCGACTTTCTTGGGGTGCATGTACACGCGAAGTGAATCCAGGCTCTTGTGTCCGCTGCGGTCTTGGAGTTCCTCTAACCTCATGCCAGATAAGCGCAAATGGTCAATGATCGAGTGCTTCAAGGTGTGCGGATGCGCCCACTTTTCAGGCAGACCGGCGAGCTTTCCGTAGTAGTTCATCCGGCGCTGAAAGGTCCGGACGGTCATAGGAAAGAGCTTTTGATTTCGCGGGGTTTTCAAACACAATTCAAGCACCGCCTGGCGCTCGTTTAGGAGTGGATTCACTGATTCCAATAGCTCGTCATCCACCGGCTCGGATCCTTTGGTCCTCTTCAGGCTTATGCGAATCCCCACAATGCTCTGAGTCGTGATCCCGGGATGCTGCCAGCGGGTTATCTTGCCTGTTTTCCGGTCAGTACGGACGCACTCACCGCCTACGACTTCTCGCGGCCTGAGACAGTGATTGAAAGCGACCACCGCCATCAGCCAGTCGGTTTCCGACTCTTCCTTCATCGCCCGGAAGAGCCTCATCACCTGCTCGAATTCAAAGACGTGGGGCACTTTGATTCTTTTGAATAATCAAAAACAATCAATTTTTGTCCGAGACTATTAGACTCGGACACGCGCTAAAAGTGGCCAACCCTCAGCCACTGGACAGCGACCATCCCCATCAGGGCAAGCAACCAGGCCACAGCCCAGAAAGCCATGAATGAGCCGGCATCGAATCTGACTCTCATCGAAACGTTTAAAAGCGCGATCGCCCATCGCCAGGTCCGCCGAGGCTGCATGGGTCAGAACGAAAATGCCCAGTGCAGTAATGCCTTCACGCCCTCGCCGATCAGCGGGGAGACGATCAGCGACATCACCCAAATTTTCAGGTTGGCCTGGCGCAACTTGCGCTGGGTCTCGATCAGCTCGCCAGCGACTTTGTCCTTCTCCCGCTCCACGGCCCACACGCGATCGAAAACCTTGACCACATCGGCGGGCAACTCCGCGATCGAGCGCTTGAGATATCTGCGACGCCATTCGTCGGGAATTCGCTTTTCCCCTTCGTCAATTAGGAGTGGGTCACGCAAAACTTATGCTCGTTCCTTTTGTGCCCGCTCCTGCTCTTCTTCGGCGGTTTCAGTGCGCCCGGAAATAAAAAAGCCCAGCTCGCGGATTTTCTCGACCGCGTATTTGACTTTGTTCTGCTCGACCGCGCTCATGATGACCTGCAAGCGATTTAATAAGACGTGGGCTAGGGGACGCGGGATCGGCATCTCAGGCTGACACTGATGAATTCAGGACGGAAGCGGCATTCGGGATCGAAAGAGCCCGTCTCCGCGTCATTGTAAGCGGCGGCTGTGTGAAATCCAGCTTCCGCCCTGAAACTTTGACGATCCTGCGAGCGAGTTTTCCCTGGTGCTCACCTCGATCAAAACGACGCATGCTGAAACGGCGTAAACAAATCGTGCGGCAATCCCCGGCGTGAGGAATTTCATAGTGCAGTGAGGGCGGTTGTAGAAGTGGGTTGTAGACCCGGCCAAGCGGAAGTAAAACTTCAGAGAGGATATTGTCGGCGGTTTTCTGTTTCAGCCGAAAGCCCATCACCTTATCGGTGCGGGGATCGACGCATCGCGTGATCTCGTCAGAGTCGAGCATTTCAGTCATCTCGAACTCGTCAATCCAACGAATAAAGGAATAGCCGTCCGACTGGAATAAGCGGTGCCCAGGTGTCTGTCGCATGATTTGTGTGTGTGAGCGGAGAAATCCGACCTAATGGAACGTCCCGCACTGCGCAGGGGCGATGCCTTCTCAGGGCGCGGCTGCCAAAAGCAGCAATACCGCATCATTTGTTCGATTGGCGAAGGAAACGGCCTTTGCAGGCCAACACCGAGAATTGTGCGGGAAACACCGGAAGTTGCCTAGATTACCTAAGTGACAGGCCCAAAACGGCGCGAGCTTCACGCACAGCCTCGGCCTGAATCAACATAGTCGCCGATCCGAAATGACACTCATCTAAATGATCTAGATCATCACCGGTAGCTAGTTCAGCGAATGGCCGCAAAGCATTCTCCAGTTCTTGTATTCGCTGCTTCAGTTCAGACTCAGCCATTGGACTTCTTCTTCTCGCGCTCGCCGGATTGACCTTTCGACTTCTTCAGCAGCCGCTCTCCCTGCTTAACGACTTTGCGAGTGCTGCGCTGAATGTCCCTTAGTTCCTTACGCTCTTTTTCCCAGATTGGAGTCATGATTCCTTCTTTCGTTCACGCGCTTGAGCGGCACGCTTTGTGACTAAGGCTTTAAGGCGCTACTGGCTTTGGGATTCCCTTTGAAATATTCGGCGGTGATATCAGCCCAACCCTTCTTGGAGGCCCGCTTCCAATTGCGTTCGATGCCAGCGCACCGACTAATACTCTCCCCAGCGTCTGAGTTAACATTGTCGCCGCCCTTGTATTCCGCCATCTGGCGACTGTAACCACCAAAAGCGTTGTGGGCTCGATAAGCAATGCACATCAAGGGGTGGTCTGGTTTGTGATCCATCTTGGCGTACACGTGCTCAATCACCAAAGAATCAGGATCACGCATCTTCTCCCGCAACAAAGCTGCACCGCGCTGAGCATTGGCGACCTCATCTTCGCCGAACGCGCAGCTGGTGAGAAACAACACCGCTATAGCAAGAGTTTTCACTACGACGACTTTTCCTTCTTTGACCAACGGGCCTGAGCGGCCTTCCGAGCCACAGCTTTGCGCTCTTCGGCGGTCATCTTCTTCAGGCGGGACTTTCCGCCTTTCCGCCCGATCTTCGAGAGGTAGTCTCGAATACTTTCCACAAGCCGAGTCTACAAGCACGTTCGGCGCAACATGCTAAGCCGCTTTGTAAGTGATTGAGCGCCTAGCGAATAAAGTTCTTGACGCGCTATGCTAAGCGGCATAGTATGTGAATTGTAAGACGGGCCAACCGGGTGTTACAAGCACCCGATCAGCCCTAACCAAAGCGACCTACTTAGGAGGTCACAGTGGCTTCACCTCATACTACATCGCAACCTGCGTTCCTGGTCTTCCCGACCCTCTCTTCTACATACACCTGGAAGATCGTGGCACTCGAAACCAACCGCATCATTTCACGGCACCAGAATTTAGCCCTCGCGATCGCGAAAGCCGAGCAACTCAATCAGCGGTCCTCATCGGCTCAATTGGCGATGCCGGACCCGGTGTACGCGGAGCGCATTCCGCTCAGCGTGCGCTCGATTCTTGGCTCCTGCAAAGTTTGGTACGACTACTCGGGCGGTCACGCTAACGAGTGCAACCAACCCGGCACGGTCAGCGATGTAGAAACCGGACACACCCTCTGCGTCCAGTGCTGGCAGGTGAATCTATGACTTCCCTTCTGGCCGAGGTCCACGACATTTTTTTGTTCTTCAAGTGCATCGTCGAGGTCGGATTCTTCACCGGCCTCGGCGTGGTTCCACTGATCTTGCTCGGATACGAACTTCAAACCAAAAGGAGAATCTGAATGGCATCTGTTCCGAATCAGCCTGCAACCTCCGAAGTACACCATCTCACCAGAAAGCCGATTGAGGCAGATGCAGAGTCCATTATTTTGCAGCCTCAGTCACTCGCACTACAACGCGCTCCTGAACTCGTCCTCCAGGAAGCCGCAAAAGCCGCACAAGCTCTGCGCGATGTGATCGAGAGCAAGCCCAACAAATGCACCATCAACGGAAAGACCTATCTTCAGTTCGAGGACTGGCAAACTCTAGGCCGCTTTTACGGGATCACGGCAGCCGCGCGAGAAACCCGATACGTCGAACGCGGACGCGCTCAAGGCTATGAATGCCACGCCGAAACTATTCTGGTTTCGTCGGGACAAGTCATTGGAGCTGCTCAGGGAGAATGCCTCGACGATGAAGAAAAGTGGCGCGGCAAACCACTTTTCCAACTGCGCTCGATGGCACAAACCCGCGCCCAGGCAAAGGCGCTACGCAGCATGCTCGCATGGGTTGTCGTCATGGCTGGCTACGCTCCGACACCGGCAGAAGAGATGGATGGTGCCAGCCCTTACGGACGCGCCATAGCATCGCGAATCGAGTGCAGACCCATTCACATCGAGCACGTGAAGCAGCTCTGCACCGGAATTACCAAATCGCGAGACCTGGCTGAACTTAAGAAACGCTATCTAGCCGCCGGGAATGAAGCCAAAATCGCCAACGATCGAACAGCGCTCGATGCTTTCGTTCGCGCCAAGGACGCCAGAAAGCGGGAACTCCAATGAGCGCCCCCGGAATTCTCATCAACTGCGAACAAAGAACTGAAGAGTGGGCGGCGCTGCGCTGCGGTAAAGTCACCGCCTCACGGATCGCCGATATCCTCGCTGAAATCAAAAAGGGCGAATCAGCCTCACGGCGCAACTACCGCATGGAGCTGGTGATCGAAACCCTCACGCGCGTTCCGGTTCCACAATACGTATCACCGGAAATGCTCTGGGGAACCGACCAGGAGCCCTTCGCCCGCGCAACCTACGAGCTGAAGTGCGACACAACTGTAGACACGACCGGCTTCGCCATCCACTCTCACATTCCCCGCTTCGGCGCTTCGCCGGACGGACTGGTCGGAGAAGACGGCCTGGTCGAATTCAAATGCCCAAACACCGCAACCCACATCGGCTATCTGCTCGGGCAATCTTTACCCGCCGAATACGCCTCGCAGATGTTCGCGCAAATGGCCTGCACCGGACGCGCGTGGTGTGACTTCGTCAGTTACGATCCGCGCTTACCAGAACACCTGCAGCTTTTCATCCGGCGTCTCTTTCGCAATGACGCCATCATCGGCGAGATCGAGCGCAAGATCGAGGAATTTCTCGAAGAAGTGGATGGAACCGTGGACAAACTTTCAATGCCCGAACCGGGCGGATTGGAGTTCTAATGGCCTGCTCAACCGAAAGCTGGATTCACGCCCGCAACGCAACTACCATGTGTCCGCACCCGGCCATCACCAGTTGTGCCGAATGCGAAACACCACTGTGCTCATCTCACATCGCGGAATGCAGCGAGTGCGGCCGATTTCTGTGCCGGGAGTGCGCGACGGAGCACGAAGCGAAGCACGTTCACAAAACCGAAAGGGCGGCGACCATGCAACATTTTTACGAAGAAGAAGCCAATCGATTGTTTCCGCAAGGCTGCAAGTGCCACGATGATTCCGGCTCATGCGATTGATGCCGAGTGTATTACGGCTTCGATACGCCTTGGATTGACGAAGAAGGGCGCTACGTTCCACTTCCCGTCGCATAGGTCGAAAGCCATGAAGAGGTGCATCAAGTGCGGCAGGAATCGCGAAGTCGGTAAGCGATGCCGTCCCTGCCGCAACGCTTGGCAAAAAAGGTATCGCAAAAATCCAGCAGTGAAGGAGACGGTCGCTCGATGCAACCGGAGAAGATGGACAATGAATGCAAATCGCAACAGGGAAAAGAACCGACGATACCGCGCACGAATACCGATTTACACGCGAAATCACCGACTCTCAAAAGAGCAATTCGAAGCAATGGTCATTCAACAAGGCGGCGCGTGCGCCATCTGCAAAAAACCTACACAACTCG